TGTCTTGAGTAGTAGTGACTACAGCAGGACTAGCTTTAGTAACATTTTGAATATAAGCAACAATAGTTGATTTCGGTGTCCAAGATAAATTACCTAACCCGTCAGTTTCAAGTACGTAACCAATAGCACCGCCTGATATCTTAACATTGGATACTTCACCTAATGTTATTAATCCGCCAGCATCTCCGCCGCGATTTACCCAATTATTACCGTCATACGCTAAAACTTGTCCGTCAGCAATAGTAACGTTACTGATATTCAAGTTACCAATTGAGCCGTTAATCTGATCAAAATTAATTTGAGAATACGAAGTAAGAACTTCAATGTTTTCGTTAGGAGTCGTTTTACCTATAAAAAGCTGTTTAGTGTCGGATGCCCAACCGAATTCAGCTTCATCTAATTGAGGCAGGTCGACAATGTTGCCGAAACGCTGCTGTATTTTTGAGATTTGAATTATACTCATATGTGTAATCTTTATCCGTTGATTACACTTATTTATGCTAGGTTATAGGAACTTAGTGTAGTACTCCTCTACTCGTTTCCACCAGCGGTCTGACCAATGATCAAACTCGTTGCCTTCTACGATAAACTCTTGATACTCGTTTGCAGCACTGCACATAAGGATTACGCCCTTGCGAATCTTTGTACCATAAACTTCATTGTGTGCGTTAGCATATGCTGTCAACTGAAGGAAATAGTCTTCAATCCATTCACGCTTCTTTGGCTTATTTGTTTGTTTAAAGTCTAGGATAGCTTCGTCGCCAGCATGTAGACCAACTAAGTCTGTGGTCCCAGCATAAACTTTAGGAAAATATAGAGATACTTCCGTACCCCAGAACTCGGGGCAGTTGGATAGTCCTTGAGATATGATTGTATGCGCCATCTGATGTGATTGCTTGCTATACGGATTGCTTCCGGGCTCACCTGTTTCTCCTGTTAAAACATAATTCTCAAGCCACTTGTGCATTCTTGTTCCGCGGCCTGCTGCCTCAGCAGTTATCTCTTTAGCTTTCTGTTCACCTACTCTTCGGCGCCAATCAATCAAAGCTTTCTTTGCTTCAAGTGTTTTAGTTGCATCTAAGATAGTGGTAACACTAGGTAGCTTATTGCCATCTGGGGCTACATACTTACGACCTTCGGTAGTCGTTTCACGTTTCATTTCATCGTATAAAAATTTATTAGTTATAGCCAAGCCGTATCCCCTTTAGAACCCACTGAATCATAATGTTCAATATATTGTTGTAGTGTAGTATAATCTTGTAGTTTTACAATAGGTTCGTTATAGCGAGCAATCAATTCATCATGCATGTAGTTTCCTATTTCTAGTTGCGCTGCTGCGCCATCGTGACCGCAAGGAAGTCTAGGATATTTGATAGAGACTTCATTTAGATTCTTTAGTCTACATTTGTCGGTGTATATTTTTTCATATACTGCGGGATAAATCTCACGAAGACTTTGTAATTCATCTTCGCTATCTGGCATAAAATCTGTAGTCAAATAATTTATATTATTGGTATTAAGGAAATCTGATACGTATGATCTAACCATTAACTTTTTTCTAGCTGAGATAAAAGAATCGTGGTTGAGGAGAAACAACGACGAATATGTTTGTTTCTTCATCAATTCGGGATCGGGCTTCATGCTCATTACCATATAATCATTCGCTGCCCTAAGGTATTCTTCTCTCCTTGAGGAGTGAGAGAATGCGATTATATAAAAAGGATTGTTATTTTTAGATGAGTTTAGGTAATGATACTCGTATAATCTTCTCATTATCCTATCATTTCCGCCACCGCGGGAACTGAGATTGACTACAGGTACATTTAATTTTTTAGACAATAGTGCAGCCCAACTGTCTTCTTTTGGATTTGTAAGGCCATCACCATAAGAAAAACTGCATCCTATTACTACTAAGTGAGATATGTCTAACATAATATCATTATAACAGAAAATTACAAAATTGCAATGATAAAGGTTAAATTTTCATTGCTCGTTTAGCCATTGCTGCAACAGTTTTCTTATCGTCGCTTGCGGGAGCATCGTACTTCGGTGACAATTCTTCTTGGCCAACGAACACAATTTTATCGCCTTGAATGTTTTTAATTAAGGTTTTTAACGGTGGAACTTTTATCATGTTATAAAGATCATTAACATCCAAAATAACATCGTATTTTTGAAAATAATCTAGGAGTTGGTCAACGGTAAAATCTGATTCGATTTTACCATCATCTAACTCTTGTTTCAACTGACTAGTCAGGGTCACAATCTTTGAAACGAGTGCAGCATCCTGATCAAATTCAAATAGAAGCATTATCGTCTAGGACGACCTGCCGCCGCTAATGGAGCTTCTTCTTCATCATCTAAATCGGGGATAGGAGGAAGTTCTGCACCAGGTTCTTCTGCTGGTGCTTCCATATCAGCGTCTAAATCAGCGCCCATTTCTGCGCCTAAATCAGCATCCATTTCAGGAGCATCGGCTGCAAATGCATCTGCTCCACCTTGACCAGTCAACCCGCCTAAGGCAGCCTTCAATGACATTTGTGTTTCTTGCAACGAAGCATTCAACGTAGTTAGGGCCTGACTAGCAGACTGATTGAAGGTGTCTGATTCGTTAACACCGATTTCGCTTTGAATTGAATCTACTAGGGCTGGAAGTTCTTTTACTAGCATGTCGTTGATATCTTCATACATCTTTTGTACAGTATCAATCATGTCCTGGGCAGCAAGAATTACTTGTGACTTTTCAACTTCTTCGTTTTCTAGAACGATGCGAGGACTTTTTGCAACTTTCATATGCTGGTTTAATGCTTGTTCCATAAACACCAGCTTTAGATATGCTGGGCTACGCTGTGCATTGTGAAATTCGGATGATCTTTTTGATTCTCCGATAAGTTTTTTAACCTTGTTAAGCATAGTAACAGTCTTTGATTTGTCTAGGGTTGACACATCAAAATCTATTGAAAAGTTTTCTTTCAATGCTTTTATTTGGGTATTTCTTTTATCTAAATCAGTGAGTCTCATAGGTTATTCTTCCATGTTGATATAGTATTTATCATCGGTATTTAAAAATCCGTTGTTTCTTAGTATTAGTTTTTAATTGGTGTAAGGTCTTTGAATTCTTTATGTAGGTATCAATTTCAGCAATTACTAGTTTTCTTTTATAGTAATCTTCCTGTAACTTAATCTTGTATAACAATCTATCACTATCGGTACTTGCAGTCTTCAGCATCTTACGATGAATCGTAGTATCAGTAGTGAGACTAGTTAATTTTAAATCTAGTACGTGTAGTCTACGAGACTGATAATATTTACCGCCGTCGGCTAAAACACACCAAGCTACCGCATGTTTCAGCGATGAAAGCTGTAATTTATTATTACATTGAATGTCCATGACATGGAAATATGAATTCATAGATTCAATTTTAAATCTACCAAACAATTCATATCCGGTTGGTCCATCTACTATAAGAATTCGCATAGCATCGTTAAGTTCTTGATCAAGGAATTTAGCTATTTTAGATACACGATTATTCATAATGCCTCAAAATATATGTTTTGTAGTTCAGATGTAATATCTAGAAACGAAGTAACTCCGTTTATTTGAGTTGGGCAGTTTATCATTGGAACTCCTTCACAATCTTTGTACAATGCACCGTATGGCGTTATGCCATTTTCAAAAACACTTGAATGATGCACTTCAAAATCAAAATTCCAGCAATATGCAGGGAATAATTCATTCTTCATAAATAAGAACCCGAATCTATTTAGATCGGAATCTTCCATTTCAACTTTATTCGGGACACTTACTTGATCCGGCTGAGACCTAAGAGAGATAACTTGTAGTATTGTATCGAAATTACATTGTGTATTTCTTTTTAAAATCCATTCTTGAACATTATCTTCAGTGGGCCTTGACCTATTAAGAATGCCTGTCTGCGTAATATCAAACAATGTATGGCAACGAATTCTATACATATAGATATTTAGAGTAATAAAAAACCCGAGAATAAATTAATATTCCCGGGTCCTTGTAGTAGTAGTTTTACTAATTATTAGTTAGTGAAAGTTGCAGTTGCAGTTACAGCAACGTTTGCACTTGTCCATGCGTTTGAAAGCGCATCGTCAAGTGAAGTTGTTGTCCATGCAGCGACTGGATATACAGCGATTGCAAGTGTATCATCAGTTGCGTTAGTATACTCATAGAGGTATACAGTTGCAAGCTGCTGAACAGTTTGGAATACTGCATTGATGTTGTCAGCTACCTGTGAACCATTACCTGTGATGGTGAAGAAGTCAAGCTTTGGACCCTGAGGCTGTACAGTTACAGCAGAATCTACTGCTGAGGTTGAACCTTCGTTAGTGTACGCAGGTGCGTCATAGTTCATTACTTGCTGGAAGTCACCGTTTACTCTTGTGAATTGTGCCATTTTCGTTTTCCTTATAAATGTGAGCCGAAGCTCATAGAAGTATTTATGCCTAACAGAAAAAAACTTGGTTTTGAGTTACTTTTTCTTACCGAAATGAGCGGTACTAAAGCCGCCACGATTGACTAGTTTGACTAGACCGTTAGGAGTATTGAATACAAAGCCTTCTCCGCCTTGCTTATCCCCAATGGTTTGTTCTACCCCTTTAACTTGTTTTTCAAGCTGATTAGCTAAGTTATTCTTAAGTCCTGCTATTGCAAAGTATAGGTCAAATAATGCGTCAAGTTGTTTCTTGTTCTTAACAAGATATCCATCACCATCACCAATCAATGAGCGGTATTGTTTACCACTTACATTATTCTGTAACCATTGTTCAATTGGCAGATTAGTTTGATTAGTAGCGATATGTCCTAAGTATTTTTGTAGTGCGCTTCTTGCAACACCATCCATACCACCCAAAAACTCATCTAGTTTATTATTTTGTGCCAGTGCAGAGTTAACTGTAGATGCTTCGCTTTTAGGAATGGTTAGTGCAAAATCTATACCCATATTAGGAGTAAGAATAGCAACTTCCCTATTGCTCTTTAAGCCTTGACTATTCCAAGGTGAAGGAGTTGCCTGTGCATCTGCGTAATACTGATGAACTGCTACTCCGCCATTTGT